TGAGGAAAACCATTATATAGATTTAAGAAAAAGATTAGACTACGACTTAACAGTTTTAGGTATAGCCGTTGCCAAGCATGAGTTTTTACCGGGTGCAGGAGTTGAAGTTAAATATGTAGACCCTGCTAATATAGTTTATAGTTATACTGAAGACCCACATTTTAAAGATTGTTTTTATTGGGGTGAAGTTAAAACTCTTCCTATAGTGGAGCTAATAAAAATAGACCCTTCGCTAACTAATGAAGACTTAGATGAAATAAGTAAGTATAGTCAAAATTGGTATGACTATTATAATGTAGCTCAGTATTACGAAAATGATATGTTTTATAAAGATACTTGTACATTGTTGTACTTTAATTATAAAACAACAAAAAAAATAGTATACAAGAAAAAAATATTAGCTACCGGTGGTAGCAAGGTTATTGAGAAAGATGACCAATTCAATCCTCCTGTAGAAGTTATGGAGGATGCTAACTTTGAAAAAATAGAAAAGACAATAGATGTATGGTATAATGGAGTAATGGTGATGGGAACCAATATTCTTTTAAAATGGGAGTTGGCTCATAATATGGTAAGACCTAAGTCTTCTTCACAACATGCTTTACCTAATTATGTGGCTGTAGCTCCACGAATGTACAAGGGAGTTGTAGAATCTTTGGTTAGAAGGATGATTCCTTTTGCAGATTTAATACAAGTAACTCATTTAAAGCTGCAGCAGGTTATAGCTAGAACTGTGCCGGATGGAGTGTACATAGATGCAGATGGCTTAAACGAAGTTGACCTTGGAACAGGCAATGCTTATAATCCTGAAGATGCATTAAGATTATATTTTCAAACAGGTTCGGTTATAGGAAGAAGCTATACTCAGGATGGTGACTTTAATCAAGCTAGAGTTCCAATAAAAGAAATAGCATCAAGTTCAGGTGCATCCAAAGCTCAAATGTTAATTGCTAATTATAATCACTATTTAGGAATGATTAGACAAGTAACAGGATTAAATGAAGCAAGAGATGCAAGCATACCTGACCCGAACTCTTTAGTCGGTCTTCAAAAGCTTGCAGCTTTAAATTCTAATGTTGCTACCCGTCATATATTAGATGGTGCGCTATATATATTTAAAAGTTTATCTGAAGCATTAACATATAGAGTTGCTGATATTTTAGAGTATGCTGATTTTAAAGATGACTTTATAAATAAAATTGGCAAATACAATGTAAGTATCTTAAATGATATTTCTGATTTATATATATATGACTTTGGAATTTTTATTGATGTGGCTCCTGATGAAGAGCAAAGGCAGCAACTAGAACAAAACATTCAAATGGCTTTATCTAAGAATGACATAAACTTAGAAGATGCAATTGATATAAGAGAGTTAAAGAATCTTAAACTTGCTAATCAACTATTAAAATTAAAGCGTAAACAAAAAGCAGAAGAAGAGCAAAAAATGAAATTGCAACAGCAACAAGCTCAGGCTCAAGCTCAAATGCAGTCTCAACAAATGGCTGCTCAAATGGCAATGCAAAAGTCTCAACAAGAAATGCAGGGTAAGATGCAACTAAAGCAAGCCGAAATAGCTTTTGAAATTGAGAAGATGAATAATGAAGCTGCGCTGAAAAGTAAATTAATGGAAGAAGAGTTTAATTATAATCAAAAACTTCGTGGTATTTCTGAACAAGCTTTAGCATT